TGGATTTGATACTTGTAATAGGGATGAAGAAACTGGGGGTGCTTTGTGTGCATCTAAAATACCTGTAGGTAAAGTTTATATGGATATAGCGAAGAACTTAAAATGAGCACTTATTTAGTTTTATGCCAAGACTTGGCAAGAGATATAGGAATACCAGGAACTGGTCCTTCAAGCGTTACTGCTTCTGATCTTTCAGAAGAGGAGATTGCTGTTGTTCGTTATATTAAAAATGCAAATCTAGATGTGCAGCGAAGGTGGTTTAACTGGAATTTTCTTTGGTCAGAGGCTACCCTAACCCCTTCAGTTGGAACATCAACATTAACATCCCCTACTGATCTTGCTAACTGGAAGCTTGATTCTTTTATATGGTCTAAAAATACAGAAGACTATCAAGAGTTGGAGTACATGGATTGGGATGAATACAAATTAGAATACAAGATTGGTGTTGTTGACTCCGGAACGCCTGAAGTTTTTTCCGTAAAGCCTGATAATGTTATAGATGTTTACCCAACACCTGATGCAACTACAACTATCTCAGCAGACTACTGGAAAACACCAGCAACTCTTTCAGCTGATTCAGATGTTTCTGATATACCAGCAAGATTTCATAGCATTATTATTGCAAGAGCTAAAATATATTACGGAGAAAATGAAGATGCTCCTGAAATACTTAGCGGAGCATTGGCATCTTTTGAAGACCTACTTGATAAACTAGAGTCAGACCAGCTTCCAGGTCAAAAGAATAGAAGGTTCTCTAGAGTTCAGGATTTATTTAACTACACAGTTACGCCAGAATGACAAAGTTACGCAATAGAGCTCTTGCACCTTCAAGTTTAAAGTCTAGTTATTTTCCGTTTACTGGAGGAATAAACTTAGTTGATCCAGCGTTAGCTATTACTCCTGGAGAGTGTGTATCTGCAGATAACTTTGAGGTAGATATAAGGGGAAGGTATCAGCGATTAGATGGTTATGAAAGAGCTGATGGCCAAACGCTTCCATCTGAGGTTGTATATTATAGAATTCCTTTTACTCTTGGAACTTCTAGAGATTCTGTATTTAGCAGTTCTTATGGGATTGCTTTTGATATGCAAATACCATCTACTGGAGATATGGTAAAAGGAGAAACAAGCGCAGCTGTAGGATCAATACTTCAAGTTAGTATTGAAGATGTTACTGGAGATTCGGCTGCTGGTTCCTTTGCTGGGTCCAATGCTGAAGGATATGTATATTTTATCGTAACAAGCGGAACCCTGCAAGACGGAGAAACCTTGCTATTCTTAAATAAAGACAGCGCTTTTGGAAGCGCATTTAATGTGGAGTATAAATAATGGGAACACCTACAGCCTTAAGAAAAACTAGGGCAGTCCTAACTGGTACAAGTTTTGCAGATAATACTACAGGCGCTATTACAGCGCAGATGATCAGGCAATATGTTGAGTCTGATATGGGTGGGTATGCTTGTATTAATCATTCATCTGCTGATGGAACACCTGTTGCTCAAGCAATTGGAAACGGAACTACAGTAACCATCGATTGGTCTTTAGGGTCATCTGGTTCTGATGTGGTTCAAGATACTGGAACAGTATCCTCAACAACTGTAGGAGCTGACGCAGACTTTGCAAATGACCAGATTAGATTGTATGATAAAGGGTTTTACTTTATCTCTTGCAATCTATGTTTAAAACAATCTGCTACTGCTAACATTATCTGGACTGCAATGCTGTCAACAGATAATACTGGAGGATCAACAACTGATGCTCCGGCGCTAAAAGGTATTCAATATATTACAAATGCTAATGATGTTGCTAACTTTAATATTAGCGGTATCATTGACTGCACTGGGCACACTACATATACAGATGTTTATGCTCGAATAAAACATAACAACGGAAGCAGTCAAAACATGTTGCTTCAGTACGGTCAATTGTCTGCTGTTAGGATTGGATAATGGGTCTTTATGCAACTTCTGTTGCTTACGGACCTCCAGTATTAAGGGACGCAAGCGCTGATGCTTCATTGGTTTCAGAGCTTAGAACCGCTATAGAAGACCAAAGAAGTGTTATAAATATAGTTCCTGGTGAAGGTTCTGTACTTGGAGTATGGGTATATAATGGAGATATATATTCATTTAGAAATAAAGTAGGCGGTGCATCTACAGGTATGTACAAGTCCTCTTCTTCTGGGTGGACAGAGATAAACCTAGGGACTGCATTAAACTTTGATGGCACCACTACGAATGGAGAGCCTACACCAGGATCAACTGGAACACCAACAACCTTGACAGGTGCTACTAGTAGTGCTCAAGCAGATTTGCTAGGTATATCCTATTATGGTTTATGGGAAACTGGCGCTGCTGGATCAATGGTCTTGGGAAATATAACAGGAACATTCCAAGATAATGAAAACATTCAAATGCCGTTACTTGCTTTTGATACAGGGACATCAGAGATTAGTGCTGGAGATACTATAACAGGCGCTTCATCCGGCAAGACAGCAGAGGTTACTAGCGTTACTATTACCTCAGGATCATACGCTGGTTCAGATGCAGCTGGATATATCTCAGTAAAAAATAATACTGGAACCTGGACAAATAATGAGAACATAAATGTATCTGGCTCAAGCAAGGCTCTAGTAAATGGGGCGGCTGAACCAACATCTGTTACCGTTGCCGTTGCTGACGGAACTACATACGAACAGACCATAGAGCCAAGTGGTAAGTATGAGTTTATAAATTATAACTTTAGGGGAGATACTTCAGGGATTACTATGTACGGTGTAAACACCGTGGATAATGGATTCTCTTGGGATGGCACTACGTTCATAAAAATTAAAACAGGTTCAGAAACTGACACTCCTGAACATGTTATAGCTCACACCAAACATTTATTTTATTCTTTTCCAAGCGGCTCGATACAGCACTCAAGCATTGCTGCCCCAAATAAATGGAGCACTATAACCGGCGCTGCTGAGCTTTCAGTTGGAGATGTAGTTTCAGGATTCTCTACTGAAGTAAACGATGTGATGTCGATCTTCACTAGAAATGAAACCTTTATGTTGTATGGCTCTTCATCTGCTGATTGGGCACTTAAAAGATTTCATCAAGGAACTGGAGCAATACCTTACACCCTTCAGAAGATGGATCAAACATTCTTCTTGGATGATAGAGGGATTACATCTATCTTTACTGTACAAGCGTTTGGTGATTTCCAATCCGCTGTTGCTTCTGATTCTATTGATCCATATATACAGAAGAAAAAAGAAAAGGCTATACTTTCTGTAAAAATTAGAGCTAAGAATCAATACCGTTTGTTCTTTAATGATAAAACAGGTATTGCTATGACTTACATAAATAGGCAGAACCAAGGGATTATGCCATTTACACTTAAACATCAGATATATTCTGTATGTTCAGCTGAAGATGCCAATGGGTTTGAAGTTATATATGGTGGGTTTGAGGATGGGTATGTAAGAAAGATTGATTCTGGAACAAGTTTTGACGGGTTATCAGTTCCATCTTTTATAAGAACCTCTTACCATAACTATGGATCTCCCCAAACAAAGAAAAGATTTAGAGATGTTAATCTAGAAGTTAATGCTGACACAGCGACAACGTTAACAATACAGCCAAGCTTTGATTATGGAGGAACTTATAGCCCTCGAAGTTCTCCTGCCGCTTCGTCATATACTGTTAATGTTACAGCAGATCAGTGGAATGAGGATGACATATCTAACGATGCCACTGGAGTTACTGTTGTTGCTTCAGAAAGAATTAAAATAAACGGTATAGGAACTAACATGGGTCTTATTATTAAGAACGAATCCATTTATGATAAACCAATTACGCTTCAAGGAGCGGTTGTAAACTATTCCCTAAGAGGTATTAGACGATGAACATCCCAGTTAAAGGAAAAGGCAATACCAGCCTTGCATATATAACCAATGAAGAAAGAAAACTTCTGAGGCGGAGGGATGCTGTAAAAGGATCGCCTAATAAAAAGATGGATCACGGCCTTCCCAGCTTGACCGGTGGCGGCGACTATAGGCTTGACGCTCCAGCAGAAAAAGCAAGACGAGCTAAAGAAGACGCTCTTAGGGCTGCTGGTTTTGAAGAAAGAATCACTGAAGGCGGTAAAATCGGAGACTTTGGATGGTTTCATGCAGGAAAAAAATTAGGCGCT